AGTCAGCAAGTAATTTAACCAGAACGGGAATGCTAGCAGCCGGAGGAATGGATGAAGACCAAGAACAACAACGATAAGCACAGCGTATCATTTACGTCTATTGATTACCACTCTATGTGTCAGAAGTCAAAAGATCAGATACGAAAGATGCAAGAAATGGGAATGACTACGCCCCATGACCCGAAAGACAAGCCAGAGGACGTAGCCAAGAAGGACAGGGGCTATTCCATATTCTTTATGTCATAGCTCACAGTTGTTTCCTGTACAGGCCAGTTGCTGCGACCCTTCGGTCATATCGCTGGCCTCTTCTATATCCCACGATATTTCCTTCGGGAAGTCCTTGACAAGCTGGTTGTACGTCTTCTTGTCCACAGGCTCGTAAGGTGCCTGTTGGTACGTGTGGTCTGAGTAGGGCAGGAAGCTAATCCCTGACACCTTGTCAAACTTGTTGTACAACCACTGTCCCACCTCTAGAAACTCCTCGTCCCTGTAGTAGCAGGTCATTGACGGCTTGTGCTCACACCAGTAGTCCTGATATATCTCCCAGAGATCCAACTGCTCCATAGCACCCATGTCTGAGGCTGTCACAGCGCCCTCAGGAGACGCGATAGGAAAGGAGAATACCTTGGTACTGGGTGACATGAGATCGTCCTCCACAGGGATACCAGCGGCCTCTAGGACAGCGCAAAGCGGGTCACGAGCGTCTGCACGAACACGTCGAATGTATTGAGCAGAATAACGAGGATGGATACCACTAGCAGAATCGACCAACTGACTAACAGTGCCTGAAGGCTTAACTGCAGTGATAGCGGTAGATATATTGATACCCAATCTTTCAGCCCATTCTTTGTTCGTTTTGACTGCTTCTTGTCGCATGGCTCTGAGCCACTTCTTGAGTTCATTCTTTTCTCCTCGTCCTGATAGCAACGGATGGTCCATGATACCAGTTAGGCTTACACCCAGCAAGGCCTCTTCTTCTGTGTTGGTCTTCCAGATGTTCCTCAGATATCGGAAGTCGGTGAGGGTAGCCTGTAGACTCCCAAGGATAGTCGCAACCCGAACCTTTCGTTTGAGGCTAGCGAGTGTATCTTGTGGCCTAACGACAACTTCTGAAAGGTTGCAAAACTGGTAGGGTCGGAGGATGATTTCGCTACATGGATTAGTTCCGAAATCATAGGTAGCATCTCTTCGGCCATTTCGTTCAGCTTGTTTTTGACTTGCGACTCTGCTAAAGACGCCTCGTTCTCCTGATTTTGATTCATATAAGCTGGTCCACTCATTTAGAAATGCCTCAAAGTCTGGTTTCTCTGTGTAACACGCTGAGTTGTTCGCTAGTCCTCGCTGGGGTTCGTCAACGTACCACTGGCCGTGCTTGCATCGTCGGATGCGGTCATCGGTGAGGTTACTGAGGCTGATGAGGGCTGACCTTCGGACTCCCCCGACGACGACGATTTGAGCAATCTTGCAGCAAAGATCGTGGCACTCAATGGAGCTAAGTTTTCTTCCAGCCGAATTTTTAAAGAGGTCAACTGTGAATCGGAACAGTTCGACAAGAGGTTCTGGACCACTTGCTCTACCTCCAAAAACTTTAAGCGGGGCACCTGAAGGTCGTACTCTGCTAACATCCCATTGGGGAATCTGACCCGAATACAGCAGTGATACCAACTCCCTAAACGATTTCGCCCATCCGATCTTCGAATCTGCCACATTAATAACTGTATCGGTTTCATGGAATGTCTCAGCTACCTCCGGTAGTTTGCTGATGTACTGACGTTCGACACTGAAGCCCACGCCTGTGCCGCACAGAAGGACGTACATAAGCTCGTCAAACGCCTTCTGGTGGTCAATGGGTAGGTAGCTACAGTTGAACCCAGCTACGTTGTCACGGTCCAGTGCCTCACCAGCAGTCATTAGTGCTCGCATGGATGGCATCACGTCTAGGTCGTGTATAGACTTGAATATCTCTGATACTTCAAAGTCATTCAGGTTAGCACGGTCAACCCAGTAGTCAACGTATCGGTTCACGGTTTCTTCCCAAGTCTCCCTGCGCTTCTCTTCTGGCAGGTACCGTGCGTAACGTGACTTGTGTATGTACTGCTGATATGCGTCCATTATTTCTCCTTTATGATATACCTAACGTTTCGTTTATAATTGCTTGCCCTGCCAACTGGAGTAACATATACACTCCGTCAGGGTACTGCTCGTTGGACGCAACTTCAAACACTTCTCCATCTTCGTACATAATAACAGCAACTTTGACTTGCTTACCGTTTGCTTCGTAGTCCATAGCCTTTGCTGTAAACGTAGCTAAGAACTCTGATGTTTTAATGCTGTCGTCTTGGTCCTTGCTCTTACCTCCAAACTTTCCCTCAATAACCTTCATTGACCATATCCTCTATCAACCAATCTAAATACTGCCGTGCCTTCCGCAAATCCTCTACGCCGTTCTTGTATTTATATCGGTGGAGGTACTTCATCACGTTACCAGAACAGTAGTCACCAAAGCCAACACCCAGTTGTTGTTTGATGTAGTCTATCGCCTCAATGCCTCCCTTGTTGTAGTGCTCTGGTTTTGTTACAGGGTTCATGTGACTGTCCTGCGGGTGATACAGTTTTCCTGTTGCTGTCTTGCTCACTCTGTCCCAATCGCTAGGCTTTGCACCATCAATACTCATGTATCTCTTCCTCTAGGTCTTCTTGGAACTCTTCTATGTTTTTTAGAAGTTTATCTTCAAACCTGTCTAACAACTCTTCTGCAGATATTTGTAGGGCTTCGACAAGATCATCAGGGTCATATAACCGCAAAAGACGCTCCTTAATTTCTTCTAGTGTCAGAGACATAATCAACCAACTCCTTTAGTGTTCCTATATTATACCATAAAATAGAATGTTTGTCACACCATTGAGCCATAGTATTTTTGGTACTTTTGCTCACTTTTTGATTAGGCTTCATCAGTACAAATATGAGTTCCTCGTTTTCCTTGAGGCACTGATTGATCGCTCTATACTTTTGCGTGTCTCCTGCGCGAAAATATCCTTTGCATTCAATGTAGTAGACTCGTCCGTTAAGCTCATACACGAAGTCTGGTGTGTACTTTCTTTCGATTCTGTAGTCGATTTGGCACGGCTCGTAACTAAAGCCAAATGGTTGTAACTGCGATGCGACATCTTTTTCAAACCCCGACCTGAAGTTACCTAGATTGGATTTCCGTGACCTTCGGCTCATTGACCACCTCTGTTAAATATCTGGGACCACTTGAGTAGATGAAGGTTCTTACTTCGGGCCAACAGGTAAACTTGTAGGGACAGTACGAACAACCGACTGCGAGCTTTTGATTTCCACTTTTGCCATCTGGTACGACTTCGTGGCACACCTCCGGCGGCTCCGGTTGTTCTACTAGCTTTTTTACACGTTCAATGTGCTCCTCTATGTCGTAGCTAATCTTTGCGTGAACGGGTGCCTGTGTGTCCTCTGTGTCGTACATGAGGTACGTCAGGTGTCCGTTCTGTTTGTCCATTGCTAGCCAACCAAACTTGGTTTCACCTTCGGAATGTGCATACCCTTTAATTTGAGCAACGTATCCAAACGGGTCATCATAAGCCAAACTTCCGTCCTTGAATTTCTTAAACCCAAAAGACGACACAGACTTAACGTCAGTGACAACACCGTCAATTTTACAATCCATGTGGCCCGTAATACCGGAGACTTCACATTGCTTTTGCTCATCAGTTACCTCGTGTCCTGATATCTTAGTGAGAAACAGTAGCATCTCTTCGATCAGATGCCCGTACATAAACTTGACATGGGTGTTGGGGGTTAACTCCTCCTTTACGTCTGGGTTATTAAAAGCGTTCCACAGGTAGCGATCATCACGCCCGATGTTAGACATCCGTAGCTTACGTCCGTCATTCCGTGGTTCTGTAAACAGTTTAGTCATAAGACGTTTACAGTTCTCACCAAAGTTTTCGATCTCATCGTACAGATCAACGTCCTCTGGCACTTCTTTAGAAGCAACAACAGCGTATATATCGTCTACCAGTGAGTAGATTTTGTTCATTTGTGTTGCTCCATGAGTTCAGATATAGCAGACTGCGCTTGCTCTGGCGTACAATTAAACCACTCACTCTTGCGGCCATACGTTTTCTCTAGCAGGCTGTGCGCCTCTGACTCAGCAGACCGTCTGTCGGTCACAGACCAGCAAGTGAACAACTCGTAGTCTCTGAACGGTGAAGACGTTTGGTAGCCGTTGAGCCTGTCCTCTGAGTCCACAGCCATACCTACCTTGACCCACTCAGGGAAGTTAGGGTTAGTGATAATGTACACCTGTCCCTCTTTGCTCAACTCGTACTTCGCAAGACTGCTGAAGGCAGCATCCTCAAACGTTTTGTACTTTCCGGGTTTGTGTAGAGGGTGAGACTTAGGTATGTACTTACCGTTCACAAACATCTTAGTTTGGTCACGTTTCCAAACAGCCTCAGGATTATCCTTATAGTACTTACCTTTACCTCTTTTGTAATTCATTGCTATCTCCATCAGTGTGTCTCCGTCCACGTTGATCCAACTTTGTACTCTCCGTCGAGTGGGCATCTGAGTTCAAAAGAAAGCCCAGCCGCCTTGATGCACTCCACTGCGAGCCAGCCGAACTTCTCTGCTTGTTCTGTAGCCACCTCCGATTGTATCTCGTCATGTACGTTACCTACGAACTTGTAGTCAATCTTGTGCTGTGTTGCGTAGTCATCCAGAAGCACCAGAGCCTTCTTCATAATGATCGCACCAGCGGCCTGCAACAGAGTGTTCAGTGCACTATGTTCTGATCTGACCCAGAGTCGTCGTCCGTCGAGTCCTGTGAGGTATCCTTTCCTAGAAGCCTGTCCAACTCGTTCTCGTAGAGTTTCAAGAGAAGGTGTATTTCGTAGAAAGCGTGTCCTAAGCGCATTGCCATCTTTTGCAGTTCCTCCGACGATGCTTCCAATCTTTGCGTCTCCTGCTCCGTAGAGGAAAGCATAGATGAAAGTCTTTGCTTGAGGCCGTGTTGCAAGCCCTGCAGCAAGTTGATTTCTTGTGTGAATGTCGTCTCTAAGCAAGACATCTGTAAACTCCTCGTCGCCCATGTAGTGAGCGAGCATCCGTAGTTCCAAACCACTGGCGTCTACCCCTACCAGCTTGCGTCCTTCAGGTACAATCCAGCAGTTACGGCAGTCTTCTCCGTACTCAGAGTTGACAGACGGAACCTGAGCCATGTTGGGACTCTGGTGTGTCATACGTCCTGTAACAGCACCGTTAGTTATTACCCTACCGTGCACCCTGCCATCATCCATGACGTGCTCTAGCCACGAGTTTACTTGTGCGTATCGCTTCTGCAACAAGAGGTACTCCAAGACTTGAGCCGCTTCGGATACATGACTATTCTCCTTGAGCGTCTTCTCGTCAACAACTGGTTTGCCTGTCGCTGTGAGTTCCGTCCAAACTGCACCCTTAGCTGTAAGCCTGTCGGCCACTTGTTGACGTGAACCCACGTTAAATACAGTGACCTTATCCTTGAGTCGTTTACCAGTTTTCTCTGAGTATCTTTCCTCAACAGTCGGCGGGAAAATCGCCTGAAGATTTGCTTCAATTTCATTCATGCGCTCCTTGAACTTAGCGCACAGGACGTGACACAGACGCTGATCCAGTAGCCACCCGTTGCGCTCCTGTCCCTGAATGATCCACTGAACCTCGTGCTCTAGGTCGATGCTCTCCTGTGAGAAATCAGCTAGCTCCACCATCAGACGGTTGTACACAGCCTCAGTGACTTCCGTATCCCTGATGCAGTAGTCGATCATCTCCGGTGTCAGCCTAGACCAATCCTCGTGGTCGCCTTTGGGGAATCCTAAGATGTTGCCCCAGTTCCGCAGGGAGTGACCACCAGACCTACTAGGGTCAGCTAAACGTGACAGGATCAGAGTGTCAGTGACCATGCTCCGGTCAAAAGTAAAATTCCAAAGACGCTCCACCACAGGAACATCAAAGCCAATTCCGTTGTGGAAGACGAACGTAGCTTCCGCTTTACGTTGAACATAATCCTTGAAATCTTTTTCATTACATATTACCTCCGCTTCTCCGTTGTGTCGGCACACTGCACAC